CAGCGACCTATTGCTGAAGTTTCACAATTTTCCACATAAGACGTACCATTAATTTGTGATGCTTTTCTAAATTCTTGTGCATGGCCTGTGGCAAATGTTTGAACATTACCACTATCAGTATGAATACCTGCATAGGCTTTAATAATACATTGTTCATCATCAATCTTTACAATTTCAGTAGTTAAAAAATAACTAGGAAACTTTTCTTTAAACTCCTGCACACGAAGTGCAACTGTTTTGTATTCTTTACCACGAATATTAACTATTCCCTGTTTGCTCATTCTCTTGCTCCTTCATCTGTTGTTGGTGTAATTCTGCCATCACTTGATCGTAAAACATTTGCTGATCCATTTTCTTTAGCCTCCGCCTTGTCATTGTCAGCTTTAAGATCATCTACTGATTCTTTTAATAATTTAATGATTTGATCTAAATCCATTTTATAACTCCTACATAACTTAATGCAAGTACACATAATACTATAATAATTAACTTGTGTGTAAATTTTTCTTCATTATAAGCATCATTGCCATCTTTTTTATACTCTACACCATAACGTTCTTTGTATGATCTTGGGGTTTTAAAGTCCCATTGATTATACCAAGTATAGTTTTTATCACGTTCCCATCCAAACTTATCCATATTAGTATGCTCCATTTTGAAAGGTTTCTGGTGCTATAGAGTTCCATATTTCATAGTTAGGGTCAAGTATTTTTTGACTATAAAGTAAAGTATTCCTAGCCTTAGTAGCACTTTCCCATGCCTTATGATCATCTGAATACTTATAGAACCAGTCAAAACCCTTAAGGCCATTAACATAAGCTACTATATTTTCTACTGTATTTTCCATCTTTTTAACTCCATAGTTATTGTTGATATGGTTATATTATGCCTATTAAAAACAATGTCAAGTATTTATATACAATTTATATAAAAAATATATTGCAATTGGTTTTTACCTATGATACGCTTTTTTGGTAGTTTAACTATGGAGGATTTATGATTAGGATACGCAATTGGGGTAAGTTTCAGCACTTTAAGAACAAGGCATCTATGGTATGGTTCAAGGTATATGGCAGGGATATTATCAATGATCCAGACTGGCATGATTTAGATTCAGAGCAAAAGTCTACACTTTTTGAGTTTTGGTGTCTGGCATCTGAAAAGAATGGTGAGCTTCCAGAACTAAGAAAAATATGTTTTAGGCTGCATAAAAATGAAGAGTATATTATGTCTATGATAAATAGCTTAGATCGTTGGCTTGACTGCGACTTAGACGATTCTATATACACAGAGTATACGAAGTATGCTAGAGAAGAGAGTAGAGAAGAAAAGAAGAGAGAAAATGATATGAGAAAAGATAAGAAGATAGAAGAGAAGAAGAGATCTTTTATTAAGGACATATCATGAATATTTATGAATTCATAGGCCACTTTGAAAAATCTTACAAGTCTGGTAAAGATGAATACCAATGTTTATGCCCAGCCCATGACGATAGAACAGCATCGCTAGGGGTTAAACAGATGCCAGATGGAAGAATTCTTATAAATTGCTTTGCAGGCTGTGCAGCTAATGATATACTTGGTGCAGTTGGATTAACGTTTGATGATATTGTGCCTCAGCGTATAGGTGACTTCAAGCCAGTTTCAAAACCTTTTAATCCATACTCAATATTAAAATCTATTTCTAATGAAACATTGCTAGTGGCATTAGCAGCTATAGAGATTGGAAATGGGAAAGAACTCCCACTAGAAGATAAAGATAGATTGTTAATTGCAGCTGAAAGATTGAGAAAGGCTTACGATTTATGTCATTAGAAGAAAAAATGCAGAACCTCATAATCAATGAGGATAAGATTAAGAACTATTTTTTTAAAAGGGATACAGATGAATATCGTAAAATTAAGAGTCCAGATACTTTTATTGAATCTACTATTGGATATTTCTCTGGCGAGATTCAAAGTGGTGCGTATCTTCCGTTTGATAAGGCAGAAAATTTCAGACTTCGTTTAGGCGAAACGACTATTTGGTCTGGTTATAGTGGTCATGGGAAAAGTATGGTTCTCAGCTATATTACTCTTAAGCTCATAGAGAATTATAAAGTTCTTATATGTTCTTTTGAAATGTCATGTCGTAGTACATTAGCTAGGTATATTCGTCAGTCAGTAGGTACTAGCGACCCAACTGAGTCAGCAATTACAGAGTTTTGTAACAACAGTACAGGTCAACTGTTTTTGTACGATCAATTAGGATCTACTAATCCAACGTCTGTATTATCAGTTATCTATTACGCAGCAGAGCAATTGGGTTGCCAGCATTTTGTGGTAGATTCATTAATGAAGTGCTCTATTAACGAAGATGATTATAATGGCCAGAAGAAATTTGTTGACCAGTTATGTATTGCAGCACGAGATCTAAATATTCACATTCATTTAGTGGCTCATAGTAGAAAAACAATAGACGAAACTTCACATACACCTAGTAAGTTTGACGTGGCAGGTTCTGCAACGATAACTAACCTTGCAGATAATTGTGTGAGTATTTACAGAAATAAGAAAAAAGAAAAAGATATAATGGAAGGTAAAGTGTCGTTAGATGATGCTAAAATAGTTCCAGATGGTTTCATGGCTGTAAATAAACAAAGGCATTTTGAGTGGGAAGGATCAGTACCATTGTGGTTTGAACCAAAATCATTAAGATACAGAGATAAGCCAATATGAAATATGAAACAACTAATTGGTTTAAATGTTTTGACGTTGACGAAGAAGGAAAACTTTTATCACCTACTGAATGGAAGGTAACATTAAAAAATGGAATGGTTTATAAATCTATTAAATGGAGCAAAGCGTATGAGGATAACAAAACACAACAAGGAAATGGCGATAGCAAAAATTAATGGCCATGACTTTCAAAAAGATGGTGATCTTGAATTAGATAAGTTTAAATCAAAAAGATCTAACTCACAGAATGATTTATATTGGGCAATGCTAAAAGAGATTGGTGACTACTGTGGTTATTCTGAAGAAGAGCTGCATGATATGTTTCGCTTTAAATATCTTTCAGAAAAAAAGACAGTTGTAGGATCTGAAATATATGCTATAAAGAGTACGACATCTTTAAATGTAGACGAGTTCAAAAATTATATTCAAGACATTCAACGTTTCGCAATAGAGTTAGGATTTCATTTTGACAAAAGCAGAGAAGCAGCACTATGATAAATTGTCACAGCTTGGATGCATTGTATGTTTAAGAGAGGGTTGGGGTCACTCACCTCCACACATACATCATATTCGTCATGGTATGGGAATAGGTATGCGTAATAATTTCATGAACGCAATTCCTTTGTGCCCAAACCATCACCAGCATGGTGGTCATGGTATTGCATTACACGCAGGCCAAGAAACATTTGAAAGTAAATTTGGTACAGAAGAAGAGTTGCTTGCTGATACGTTAGGTAGAATAAATGCTTAAATTTATTGTAGGTATAACTGGCTTTATGTTAGTGCCATTCTTAATTCCATTTGTAGCAATTGAAGCAGCTTATAAATATATTAAAGTTCATATCATGGAGGATGATGATGGGTAAAGGTTCTGGAAGAAGGCCACTATTAATTCCTGAGCAGGAGTTAGTGGATCGCTGGGATGCTATTTTTAAACAAAAACCACACGAAGGACAATTTAATGGCAATGTCACCAACACAAGTAGCACTAGCAAAAATGAAGAAGGAAAACTACCCTCTAGTACAAATAGTGGAAACGTTTAACTTTCATGCAGGTGTACGCAAAGATTTATTTACGTTTATTGACATCCTTGCTATAACTGAAGAAGGTCAAGTAGTAGCGGTGCAAGTCACATCAAAGAGTAACATGGGAGCAAGAATAAAAAAAATAGCTGATAGTGAATCTGTAAAATATGTACGAAAGGCAGGATGGAAGATACTTGTATGGGGTACATACAAACAAAATAATCGTTGGCAAGTAAAAGAAGTGGATGTAAGTTGAAACATTTTACTGAAGAACAATATGCAGTTGGATCAGATGCTGAAAAAAGATTTGCATATCATTTAACTAATGTTGTGTGGTCAACAAAAGAAGAAGATATGCTTGAGCATTGGGATGTAAAAGGAATATTACCAATGATAAATAATCAAGAGTTAAAGTTTGATGTTAAGGCAATTAAAAATGTAATTAAATTTCCTAACCAAGATGAATGTACATGGGTAGAAGGTACAAACGTTATGGGTGATCATGGATGGATTAAAGGTAATGCTGATTATATTGTATTTGAAAAAGAAGATATATGGTTTATTGTTAGTAGAAAAGAATTGTTAGATATGACAATGCAAAAGTTAAAAGATAATAATTATAAGACTGGAAGTGGAATTTATATTATTCACCAAAGACCAGACAAAAAAGATAGAATAACGTTAGTTCCTTTTAAAGACATGAAAACAATTAAACATTATGAACTTACAAAATAACGATTCAAAAGCACAAAAGATTTACAAAGTTAATGGTCAAGAAATTACTATTGCAAAATTAAGAGAGTTAATTATTGAGGCTGTAGGTAATGAAAGAATTTCATCTACTGAAATAGCTAGACGCATTAATGCTAATTACAAGCAAATTGTAAGTGCTATTGCAAACATGGTGGCCTATCGTTATTTAAATGCTAGTGGATGTAAAAGTCATACATTGTATTTTAAGGACAGCCCATGTTTACTTCAGAATATACTTAGGCCACTACCTGCTGGCTATGAAAATATGTCTGGCACAATTTATAAAGAAACCCATGCCAAACATAATTTAAGATCACACAATGGATCAGAGTCAAATAACGTTAGCTCAATATATTCTCTGGAGGATTAGTATGACAATGGAAAGGCTACAAGATCTATTAAAGGCATGGGCAAAAAGTCTTAAGCATAATAGCAATAGTAAACTTGGATTTCCTAGTCGTAGTTTAGGAATGAGTACTGGTGGAAATAGTACATCGTTTGATGAGATGTATGAGTCCATGCAAAATGATCACATTAAAACTATACAGGCTATTATAGATTCACTTCCAGAACGTCAACAAAATGCTGTCTATCACAAGTACACAGGATCAAAGGCTGAGGTGTTACAAGATTACCACATGAACATTGCCTACGATAACCTATTAACCATATCAACACGCAGAATACCCAATTAGCACTTGACAATGGCCATGTATATATGATATAATCGCTGGTGCTGGGATAAGTGTATCTATCACTTTCATAGCACTCCATAGTTAGCCTGTATAATAGCAGGCTTTTTTTTTAGTTTGAATAAGATGATCCAAGTACAAATATGTCAAGAGTGTGGTGAACCATACGATTCAGATGACACAGGATCTTCTATATGTCAAGACTGTAGAAACCTAACACATTTTAAATTAAGGAAACCAGATGAAGAAACCCACATCAAAAGCAGGCAAGCTAAAGAAAATTGGCAAAGTAATGGGTGAATTCAAAGCTGGTACGTTACACTCTGGTAAGGGTGGTAAGGTAGTTAAATCTAAAGCTCAAGGCATTGCTATTGCATTAAGTTCAGCAGGCATGAGCAAAACAAAG